GTTCGTTATGATCAAGAGCGAAGAGAAGAGAGAATCAAATTTATTAAGCACCAGGTTGATTTTCTCAATAAAACGATGGAAATTGGCACGAATTTCCAAGATTATAAGGATTTTATGTCATTATCACCAGATTTTCCCCATTTTAATTTAATATATTTCCTAGCTTTGGTTAAAATTAATGAAGAAGATTTAATACCAACAGGATTGACACAGGAATCAACTGATTTTAACTTACAGAATATTGTCTCTGGATCTAACAATTTATCTTTAGTGAATGGGGTGGCTGGGAATTCAAAAGTCTTTAAGGAATTGAGAGAACTTCCACCTGCCAGTGGTGCACATGAGTTATTATTAAAATTATCATCACAAGAAGAGAAAATACCAAACATTTTCAGTGTTCATCCAAAAGATCAAAAATCTGGAGATAGAGACATAGAACAAATGCATATTAAGATAAGACCTTTCCAGTTGGCGAGAGAATCATTAATTAGTGTGGCTAGTAAGACAGTAGAAATGGACCACATGAAAGATAAAACCAAGCATTTGTCCTTTGTTGAAGGATTTGGGAAAATATTGAGGAGCAAAAATGCGAAGGCATTGACTAGTGAAGATAGGAGTTTCCATTCAGGCTATAATTATCCAGAAGAAATGTCATTAGCTTACCTAGCTGTCGCAAGAATTTCAGGTAGTACATCGATCGTTACATCATCGGCAATACAAAGAATGAACACAAAAAGAACCTTAATATTCCCATTCGATTATGATCCAGAAGATGAAATTGCAAAAGAAGACACAAACGGGATAGAGGGTCTCGGTAGCATTATGAAATCACAATCAAAATCACTCAAACGTGTGAAAACTGTTGAAACCTACGCTCATTTCCTCCAGGGTATCGATGTAATTGGAGCATCAGTTATTAACACCATGAAAACAGCTGCTGATCTAAAGACTGCTAGTTTGTTATATGATGGAATTGAAGATGTATATGCAGCTGTTACATCAGACGATGTTGGGAAAGGTATTACTATTAAAAAGGGATTTAACTCTAATTTTCTAATTAATTTAGCATTAGTAGAGCCACTAAAGGATTGTAATAAAGTGATGATGTTGAATAATGAAAAGAAATTTTCTTGTGTTGAGAATTCGATTGAAATAAATAACACTTGTATAACACAAACAGGTATGGTATCACAGGGTCCAATTTTTGCAGTTCTGGTAAATCAACCTCTTAAATCCTCATCAATAGTCATTGATATGATGCAGGTAGTGTCTGACGCTAGAAGCACA